GAAGTTTTAATAGGTCGTGATTCTGGAACTGCGGTAAATAGTACAGATGTAAATGGATTAGTAGCTATAGGTCGTAGGTCTGCAACTGCTCTTACGAGCGGTCAAGAAAATGTAGCAATTGGCTATCAAAGTTTAATGGAAACTACGACAGGTGATTATAATACTGCCGTTGGTCACAATTCTATGAGTCAAGATGCTAGTTTAGCTAATACATATAACACATTTATGGGTCGTAATTCTGGTGGTGGTGATTGGACTACTGGAGCTTGTAGTCATAACACTGGAATTGGAGCTAATTCAATGGGTGGTGCTATGAATGGTTCTTTAAATAATACAGCCGTAGGTAGTCATAGTTTAGAAGCCTTAACGGAGGGTGATGATAACACTGCCGTAGGAGCATATGCACTCACTGATAATTTGACTGGACAATACAATATAGCCATAGGAGTTGAAGCTTTAAAAAACCCTCAAGCTCCATCAAAGAATATCATGATTGGTTATCAAGCTGGTTTAGCTACCACACTTAACGTTCCCAGCCAAAACATTGGTGTTGGTTATCAAGCGTTAAAAAGTTTGAGTAATGGGAATTACAACGTTGCTATGGGAACAAATGCTGGTGATGTTATCACCACAGGCGATAATTGTGTAGTTATAGGTCATGGAGCTGACCCAAGTGGTGCAGACGCTCAAAATCAAACAGTAATTGGTAGCAGTGCAATAGGTGCAGGAGATAACTCTGTTGTTCTTGGAGATTCAAATGTAACTAGTGTTCTTTGTGCTTCTGATGGGGAAGCTCAACTATATGCAAGTGCAATAAGGTTTCCAGCAACACAAGTTGCAAACGGCAATGCAAACGCTTTAGATGATTACGAAGAAGGCACTTGGACACCAGCTTATACACTTTCTAGTGTCGGTGATGCTTCATGGACTCACGATAGACAGATAGGGCGATATACTAAGGTAGGTAATGTTGTTCATTTTCAATGTTTTGTGCGAACAGATGCTTATTCCAATAGTAGTGGTTCAGGCGATTTAAGAATTTCTGGTCTGCCGTTTACTTCAGATAGCACAACTAATGTGGTAACTGCTGTTTCTGTGAGTGCTTTTGGCTTTGCATCCGACAATAATCCCATTAGTGCTAGAATAGTTAATGGTGTTAATTATATATCATTATATAAAAGGGCTGATGCTAATGATGGCGATACTTCTCTTGACCAAAATTCAACATTAAATGGTTCAAATGAAAATTCAATTTTAATAGGTGGTTCTTATCGAACTGCATAATTATTCCGAGTGGATTCTTGGAATGGAAAATAGGAGTTAAAAATGGCTTTAGAAAAGAAACAAACATACGATTATGAGGTTCGTGGAGAATACAAATGTATTCAAGAAAGATGTAAAACGTCAATCTTAGAAGATGGTGTAGAAATATCATTCTCATACCATAGGAAGGCATTCATGCCAGATGCAGATGTAAGTGCTGAATCAGATGAATTAAAGGCATTGGCAAATGCACTATGGACAGATGCAGTTAAGAAAGCATATGAGGACAGCAAACCTAAACCAGAAGAATCTGGAGAATAAAATGTGTAAATGCTGTGACTGCAAAAATTGTAATTGTTAACTAAACAAGGAGTCAATAATGGCTAAAAAAGAAAAAGAAAAGCCAGTTATTAATCTTGATGGTAAAAAGTATATCATTGAGGACTTAACTGATGAACAGAAAATGATGGTAAATCATATAAACGACATACAAAACAAACAAGCATCTAATGGTTTTATTGCAGACCAACTTAGAGTAGGTCACGATGCATTTGTTAGAATGTTAAAAGAATCATTAGAATCTGAAGAACAGGTTAAAGAAGACTAATGCTTATAAGGAAAAGTTCACAGGGTCATTATTTGCGCCTTTACAGGAATACAACTCCCGGCGCTGTCAGAACGAAAAAATATTCAGATGGTACGACGGAGACCCTGTCTTATCCTTCCAGATATAAATACTTTTTAGTATTAGATGGTGAGATAATTAAACGCAGTGATAGTTGGGCAACTATCGAACAATCATATGTAGATGAATGTGATTCTAGACATGGTGGTGGAACTGGTAGGATGATTATAGGTAAACATAAATTAGAAAATTGTGTAATTAAAACATTATGAATAAAACAATAAAAAAGTTAAAGAATGGAGGATTTGAAGTTGTTGATACGAGTTATGACCTTCCTGTTCGTTATAAATCTAACAGGGTGCAGTCAAGGTTGGAGCGTAGGGGGGATTCAGTTAACTCCTCAAGACACGATAAAAAACACAGTGTTCATAGAAATAATAGCACATGATAGTGTCGAACATTGGTATGCAAATAAAATATACAATGGTGAAAATTGGTGTCACTTGCATGATGAATGGGAATACGTTGAGGTGAAATGAGTGGAAAACCTAATACGGCCAGAAGTTATAGGACTACCATTCTTGATGATAATGCCATTGTTAGTATTAATCTCAAGTGGTTGGCTCAAGGACTTGTACTGGTGGCAGGGTTGGTATATGGCTACTTACAGATTGAAGGTAGGATTAAGGCATTGGAAAACAAAGTGGCAACAGCGGATGACCAAATTGAAAATTTACTTAGTAAACATATTGTTGAAGAAAAAGCAGAAAGAGAAGAATTAGCACAGAAAGTAGCATTTTACGAAAAAGAATTAAATCTCAATCCATTTAGTTGGGGTAGGAAAAAACGGAAGTAGTATGGATTTTATGGAAATATATGGCGAAGCGGGAATGATAGGAGTTGTCGGTGCTATGTTTGTATATTTAGTCGTATCTCTTTCTAATAAATCTGCAAAACAACAAGAAACATTAGAAAGTTTAAAAGTAGAAAACAAAGGTCAAAGTGAAACATTAGAAAATATGGAAGGTATGATAGTAAAATTGATAGATAGATGGAACAAGTCTGATGATAAACTTGATAGAAAATTTGATGGTATTACTAAAGAAATAAATGATTTAGATAACCAGATTAGTAGAGTAGAAGGTAGTTTATCAAGAATAAATGGGAAGCACTAATGCATAAGTTAATGGACATATACAATGCTCAATATGAAGAAGAGGAAAAACCTCTACTTGTTGAAATGCCTCAGATAACCTCTTTATTAAAGCATCTTGATTTATTATATTCAATTGTATTAAAAAAGCAAATGGAAAATGAAATGCAACAAGATACAATACAATACTACAATTCTGGACAAGGTTCTAAATCACAAGCAGATAGTGTAAACTAAATGAAAAAGAAACAATATAATCCAAAATCATTAGAATCAAATTATGAAGAGCTTTATAAAGCTGGAAAACAAATGAAAGCATTGACTCCTAAAATGAGAAAACAATATGCATCTTTTAAAAAAGAACAAAAATCTAGAGAATTAGAAAGAAAAAAAGAAAGCAAAAGAAGTAAGTCTGAATCGTTAATAAATTGCATGAAAAAAGCAAAAACAAATAAAGACAGAAAGCGTTGTAAAACTGCATTTGCTTTAAAAATGAAAAAATATGGATAGTTTAAAAGTAACTGGATTAAGCACAAGTTTAGGAGTTGTTTATTGGACCGATTTATTGTCTGGTGTACTTATGTGTATAATGTTTGCAATACAGATTTACTATTTATACTTAAAAACAAAAAAGATAAAGGAGAGTTAGTATGTTAGCTAAACTAATAGCAGATGACTTATTGTCAGATGAAAATGGCGCAGAGGTAATTGCTGAAATAAACAAAGCAGTAGACATACCTATCATTTCAGAAGCAACAGAGCAAAAGATACTTGAGGCACTTTGGAAAGTAATTAAAAGTGTATTACTAAAGAAAATTGGTATATAATGCCAGCAGCTAAGAAACAAGCAAAGAAACAACCTTCCGTAACTGAAAAACATATTGAGTTCATTTATGGAGAGTTAGAAGAACTAAGAGATAAACTTGAAAAAGTTTTAGTAAGAATGGGATTATAATATGGCTATAAAGAAAATGTTATCATCAGCTAAATGTAGACTTCAAGGAAAGTCTTACGACCCAAAAGCAGATAAATGCATTGATAAAGTAAAAAAGAAAAAACAATCTAAAGAGGCTTCTATGTCTCCAGAAGAGTTTACTAAATATAGATTAAACAGGATGAAGAAGGGAACTCTTTCTACTAAACCAAAGGGAATGTAATGTCTAGTCCTAAATCAAAAATGAAATGTGGGCAGGTTAAAAGAAGTACAAGGCAAGGTAAAAAAATAATGAAATTGTACTGCATAGATGGTAAAAAAAAGTTAGTCCACGCTGGTCATACTTCTTATGGTCATAATTATTCTGAAAGTGCTAGAAAGAATTTTAAAGCTAGGCATAATTGTGCAGAGGCAAAGCCAGGAACAGCTAAGCATTTAGCTTGTACTGAGTTATGGAAGAAAGGTGGTCGTAAAAAAAATAACACAAGAAAAAGAGGTTATTATGGCTAAAAAAGATGCGTGTTATTACAAAGTAAAAGCAAGATACAAAGTATGGCCTTCAGCTTACGCTTCTGGAGCATTAGTTAAGTGTCGTAAAGTAGGAGCTGCTAATTGGGGCAACTCAAGTAAAAAGAAAAAGAAGTAATGGCAAAAGATGGTTTACGAAAATGGTTTTCAAGGAATCAAGGAAAAGGTTGGGTTGATTGCAAAACAGGAAAGCCCTGTGGGAGACGTAAAGGTGAGAAGAGAAAAGGATACCCAGCTTGTAGACCAACAATGGCACAATGCACTTCAGCTATGAAAAAGAAAACAAGTAGCAAAAGGATAAGTTGGAAGTAATGGCAGACGTATTTGGATTATCAGATGTAGCAGCTCCAGACACAGGAAGGGGTGGTGCAACAAAATTAAAAACTGGTGGTATGAGAAGGAGTTACAATATGAAAATGAAAAAATGTCCAACAGGAAAGATTTACGACACTAGGTTAAAAAAGTGCGTAACTAAAAAGGCAGACCTTAACAAAGATAAAAAAGTATCTAGTTATGAAAGTAAAAGGTCAGCAGCAATTAACAAATCAATGAAAGGAGGCATGTAATGCCAAGTCCAATGAAATGCAAAACAATGGTAGGGCCAGGAAAAAAGTACAAGACAATGGATGAATGTCTTAGCTATGGTGGCAAAAAGATGGGTAAGATGAAGAAGAAAGCTAAGATGAAACCTGCTAGAGGAATGGGTGGATATTAATTCACCTTTTTCTATCAATGGGTAAAAAAATAAACATAGACCTATTTTCTAACGATGTGGGTTTTGGGGATACTGTTAGTAGGGCAATCAAAACTGTTAGTCGAGGTTATATAAAGGAGTGTGGAGGATGCAAGAAAAGGAAAGAAATTCTCAACCGATTGATTCCTTACAGAGGGATTCCGAATCGGAAATAGCAATAAGAAATGGAGGAGCCATTGCAGGTTCTGAAGGTGGTCTTAGACTTGATGTATTTGACCATGATGCAAACTCTGAAATAGACTTTACTGAAGATACTTGTTCTATATGTGAATTACCAGAGCATGCTCAAAACCTCATCATAGAAGACATAGAATACGACCAATCTAATGCCTAAACAAACTCTTAATATAGAAGGGTTTCATGGTGGATTGAATACTAACGCAGACCCTAGAGACATAGGTGATAATCAATCTCCAGATTTATTAGATGTAGCTATTGATTCTTTAGGTAAGTTAAAAGTTTTAGGAACTTCATCTACTACTACTACAAGTAATACATTACAAATACTTCCTAATCGTGGATTATTTATATTAGATGCAGATAGAAAAGTAAGTGATAATGCTGAATCTAATGAATCTTTAATTATTGCATATGATAATGGTGGAAATAGTTTTGATATAAATGATTCTGGAGGATGGTCAACTAATGAAATAACATTAAATACTAATCACCCTGTCTTTTATTCCGCTGATGGAATACTTAGAGTTGGCGATGGTGGATTAACTCAAAACGATGGCAGATGGTATGGATATATATCTGATAGAAAATTTAATGGATTACTTGCTGATTCTGGAAATATTAATGATTGGATTGATTCTACTCAAAATATAAAATCTCCAACAAATGGTAAATGTCTAATATCTGACCCCCAAGTAGGTTCTGATGGAGATACTATTAATTCAAGTAATTCTGAGTACGATGGAAACATTGCAGACGGAAGTGGAGATAGGGAAGTAGTCGAAGCTTCTTCTGTTAATTTAAGAGTTGGATTTCAACATAATGAAGTTTTTCAAAATACTCAAACTGATTGGGAAAGAGGGTCTGATAGCCCATTTCAAGGAACACTTAGTGAACCAGCCGAAAGTGTAATATATCCAGTATTAGGTAATAATGTATTATTAATGCAAGGAAGTGCAACTAGCACATTTCATAGATTGAAATTAGATAATACTGATTCTGGTACTGAATTAGAATTTCAAATTACAGATGATAGTTCTTTAGCTTTTGGTGTTAATATATCAACTGTTGAATTAAATAAACTTTCATACATATTACTTTCTATTTATTCTAGCACAATAGGTACTGGGAGTGATATACAATGGCGTTTTAACAAAGATGACTTAATTGAATTTTCAACAAATATTCTAGTTTGTTCAAAAACTAATGTACACCTTATAGCTAACAATGCTGATTTTAATGAAACATATGATAAAATTACAATATTTGCTTATCAAGAAGATGGTAACTCATCAAACGATGCTCCAGATATTTATTATCATATGCCAATAAAAGTAAAAAATCCACAATTGCAAGGATTTCAGCCAGGTTTATATAATTTTCATTATACTTATTTATACGATGAATCAAAACAAGAATCACTACCTTTTAAATTTGCAAGTATTCAAGGTACTAGTTCTTTTTATGATTTTAATAAATTGAATATAGTTGGAGCTCCTATATTATTTAATTTTGATGCATATGTTGTTCCTTACAATCTCACATCATGTACAACAAATGTTTCTAATAATCGAATAGATAGTGTAGGTCATGGTCTTTTGGCTGGAACTGCTATTACGTTTTCTGATATATCAAATGCAGTATGGACAAATAAAAATACTGATATATTTTTTGTTTCTAGTGAAAATTTAGAAACTGATACTTTTAGAATTTCTACCACATATGCTAATGCAATAGCTGGAACAAGTATAAGTTTCACTGGAACAAATGATAGTTCTGGGCCTCATTATCATATTTATGATATTGATAAAAGAATTGTTGGGTCTAGATTGTATTATAAAGTAGATGGAGATGACAATTATTTTTTAATAGGAGAATTAGATTTCATAGAAAATGGATTTAAGTTTTTTCCAGATTCTGATGCGTTAAGTTATGAAATGGTAAATAGTAGTCATCCTTCTGCGCAATTAGCAAAATCATCATTGGTAAAAAAAATAAGTCCAGACTCTGCAAATACAATAGATACATTTAAAACAATTAATGGTTTTAGCACTGAGGTAAAAAGTTTAGATGCTAAATATAAAACAGCAGTTGTTCATGGTAGAAGAGTATATATAGGTAATGTAAAAAAAGATGGAGTAATACATTCAGATAGGATGATAAAAAGTAGAGTTAATAGATTTGATACTTTTCCTTCTGGTATGGGAGTGGTTGATGTAGCAATAAGAGATGGTGAGAGTATTGTTAAATTAGAGGCGTTTGCAGATAGAATATTACAATTCAAACAAAAAAGTCTTTATGTAATAAATGTTTCTGAGAATGTAGACTTTTTAGAAGATGTATATAGAAATAAAGGTTGCGTATTTGATTATCATGTAACAAAAACAGATTATGGAATAGCATGGTTTAATATATTCGGTGTGTATTTCTTTGATGGTAAGAATGTTTCAAACTTTTTAGAAAAAGATGGAATAAGATTGATTGATGATACAACTTGGAAAGCATTTATAACAGATGGAGAAGATGGAAGCCCAGATGATACAGATATGTCAGAAGCTCATATAGGATATGTTCCTAAAAAAAGACATTTGTTAATAAAAAACCGTAATAAAGATATTTTTATATATGATTTTGTTTTAAGAGCTTGGACAAAAGGAAGTGGTAGAATAATAATACAGAGAGTTTCTAATAATTCAGATAATACAAATATGACTAATTTTGCATTAGATGGAGATGAAGATTTAATATACATTACAAACGATGCTTCATCAATAGCAACTTGGAATCCAGACCCTGCAGATTCAGCAAACTTTGTTTATGAAACAAAAGATATTGATTTTGGGCAACCTTCTGTAAGGAAAAAAATACATAAAGTATATTTATCATATAAAGGAGATGCAAGAAAAGTTGAAGTAAAGTATGGTGTAAATGGATTATCTCCATCAAATAATTTTTGTTTAATTTCTTCAGATGGTTCTACTACAGCAACAGGCGCAACTGCAAAATGTTTAAATTTTTCTGGAGCTAGTAATAGTAGTCCCGGCACAGATGATTGGTTAAAAGCAGAACTAAAGCCTGGAGCATCCATTGATACATTTAATAATATAAATAGTTTTAGATTAAAAGTAAGTGCAGATGGTTCAAATGGTATTGCTGCTGATTTTGAAATAAATGATATAACAATTGTATATAGATTAAAGAACGTAAAGTAATGGCACTTAATAGAGAAGAAAGAAAATTAATACATCAGAAGTCTAAACAACCTACTTTTGGTAATGGTAAACCAGATACAGGTTCTGGTAATGAAGGTGATATAGCATTTAGAAAAGTACATGGTTCTGGAACTGTTCAGTATTTAAAACAAGATGGAGATTGGATACCATTATCATCATCTGGGCAACTTAGAAGTCCAGTAACTCAATCTACATTAACAGACCATAGTTCTTTGATAGGATTAGGTTCTGATGACCATGAACAATATTTACTTATAAGTGGTTCAAGAGCAATGAGTGGCAATCTTAGTTTAGGTGGTAACGATATAGGTTCTGTAGGTGCTTTAGACGTAGATGGACATACAACTCTTGACCAAGTAACAGTAAACACTACTGATGGTGCATTTGCTGTAAGTGGAGCTAATCCTATAAGCTTAACTACCACTGGAAGCAATGATATTAATTTAACAAGTGGAAATACATTAGATGTTAGTGCTGGTGTTGATTATGAATTAGATGTAGTTAGAACTTGCGATTGGAATACAACAATAACAGATTGGGATAATTCTGATACATTTGATTTAACTTCCGTCGGAAATGTTAAAATTGAAACATCTGGAGCTAACACAGAAAAAACTATTTCAATTTTTAATACAAATAATCCATCAGCAAGTTTTGATGGAGTACATATAAAGGCTGATTCTCAAGATGCACTTAACTGTCAGAATAGAATATTAATTGAAGCTACTAGCAGGGCTTCTAAGGGTGGTAATGATGGTGTAAAAATATCAAGTGAAGATGGTATCGTAATTGGTGCAATAGATGCTCATAATAATGATAAATCAAACATTGTTATGAGGGCAACTGCAAATATAGATATGGGGGGAGGAGCAAGTTCTATTTCAATAATAGTAAATCAACCTTACAGGGTTATTCTTCATTCACCTATTGAAGTTTTAAGTCTTTATAAATCTGACCCAAATGTTGCAATATTAACAGACAATGGTCAAATTGCAGGTGATAGCACTACGGCAAATGGTAATCATACAAAGTTTCAAGCAATAGATACAACGCATTTAGTAAGGGCACAAACGTATAAAGCAAGTGCTTCTGTAGCTAGACTTAATTCTCATCCTATCGTATCAGCCGCTGATGATGATAATATTGCTGGAACTTGTTGGTTGGTAACTGTTACATGGAAACACGATAGTGATGATGTAAATTCTCAACTTTGGATGTGTACTGCCGTTGGCACTGCTGATGATGAATTGCTTGCAGTTTTAATAAAGGAAAATTTAGAAAGCACACATGGAACTGCATCAGCTACTTTAACTTGGACATCAAGTAGTGGAATAGTGTGGACAAACAGTCATAGTGCAGCTACTGGCTCAACTGCCACTATGAAAGCATCTGCACTAAGGATGCAAAGCGGTAATGACTTTTAGCATTGGATAAAATAAATATGTTAATTAAATTAAATAGTAAAAGTATATAATCATATGGCTACATCTGCACAAATAAAATCAGCAATAAGAAGTAGAGGAGCATCTCAAAGAGACATTACTAAACAACTTGCTGGAGTTACTGAGCAATTACAAAGAGCTGAAGAATCAGCTAATTTATTTAGACTTAGAGAAGCAGAAATAGCAAAAACAACTGGAACGTTATCATCTGCTTTAGAGTTAGGTTCTACTTATTTAGAAGGAGTAGCTTTAAAACAAGAATTAGAAGATAGTAGGATGGATTTTGAACAATCTTTACCAGAGGGGGTTAGAGAAGCTGGTGGAGTTAAAATGGTTAGAGGTCCTAAGTCTTCATTAATGGATGTATTTACAGGAACAGCTTCTTTGAGTGATTATTTATATGGACAAGAAACTTATATGCTTGGTGAAAGAAAATTAGGAACAAAGTATGATGTAGCTGCTTTAGGTAAACAAGCAAAAGCCATGCAACAAGGAGATTTGTTAGACCAATTTTTTGGAGGAGAACCATTACCTAAATCTAAAGTATCTAGGGAACTAGGTATGCAACAACCTTCGATTGATATTAAAAATTTATATGGAGGTCTTAAACAAGAACCTTCTATGTTAGATAATGTTAAAGAAAAATTACAAAAAGGAACTTTAGTTAAAAGCGATGGAAATGTAATTCCAGAAACAATTGTTAAAAAAACAATGTCAGCTGAGGATTATTTAAAAACAGACCCACCTAATGCTATAAAAGAAATGATTGAATCTAGTTATCCTCGTGATGAAGAAGTTCCTCTAGGAATATCTAGAGATGTAACAGATTATCAAAATGAAAAGTTAGTTGATTTCCTTCCAGAATTTTTACAACCTACTGAAAAAGATATGTTAGAACCTATTGCTAAAGATAATTATATAGATAAAGATGGATTTATAGTTACTAAAGGAATCC